GCTGTGGTAAAGACCCGGCGTACTTTATAAATCAATACGTTAAAATTGTTCACACATCACGTGGAACAGTAGACTTTAACACATACAAGTTTCAGGATGAATGCCTGAAACAGTTTCTAGAACACAGGTTTAATATTGTACTGAAAGGTCGGCAGCTTGGCATGTCTACCCTGACAGCTGCATATGCAGTGTGGCTGGCCTTGTTTCACAAGGACAAGAAGATACTGATTATTGCTAATAAGCTTGATATTGCCGTTAACTTTATGAAGAAGGTTAAGGGAATACTTCGAAGTCTTCCAAAGTGGCTTGTGCTCCCAGAGGTAGTTTCAAATAATCGGCAGTCGGTCGAGTTCAACCACGGCTCTTCAATTAAGGCCATTCCTACATCAGACGACGCCGGCCGATCAGAGGCGCTGAGCCTGCTGATAGTTGATGAGGCTGCATTTGTTAGGAATTTCGACGAGCTGTGGACAGGCCTGTATCCTACCCTGTCTACGGGTGGACGGGCTATATTAATATCTACGCCTAATGGCGTCGGTGGCATGTATCACCAGTTGTATACAGACGCCGAATCCGGTATTAATGAGTTTAATGCGATCCGGCTTCCGTGGGACGTGCACCCTGAGTACGATCAGGAGTGGTTCGACCAGCAGGCCAAGAATTTAGGTTCTAAGAGGAGGGTGGCTCAGGAGCTCCTGTGTGACTTCGTGACATCAGGAGATACGTTCCTATCTATGGAGGAGATCGAGTACCTTAGATTGATGGTGAAGCCCCCTCTGGATAGAATTGGTGCTGATAGGAATGTCTGGGTGTGGAAACATCCACTTTCATCTCATCAGTACGTTATATCCGCCGACGTCGCCCGTGGCGACGGTAAGGACTTTTCTGCCTTTCATGTGATTGATGTGACAGACGATGAGGTAGTTGCTGAGTACAAGGGAAAAATACCACCTGATAGGTTTGGCGAGTTACTTGTGGAGATAGGATTGAAGTATAACACGGCGCTGCTGTGCCCTGAGAACAACTCATTTGGCTACGCGACCCTAGTTAAGATTCGTGACCTAGAGTATCCTAGGATATATCATCCAAAATCAAAGGGACTCCACCTGTTCGGCTACAGTCCGGTTGAGGATGAGCAAAAGGCAGGTTTTACGACTAGCGGCAAGAGTCGAATGCAGATTCTGGCAAAACTAGAAGAGGTTGTCAGGAACAAACAGGTTAAGATGTATTCCAGCAGGTTTTACGAGGAGATAAAGTCATTTATATATCACGGTGGAAAGGCACAGGCTATGAAGGGCAAGAATGACGACCTGGTTATTAGCCTGGCAATTGGGTTGTGGCTTTTTGACACATCAGCTGATAGCTCCAAGTTCGGCAAGGTGCTGAATGATGCCATGTTGTCAGGAATGTCAACACAGTCACACCAGTTTTCTGATGTTAAGAATAGCGGAAGTGAAGTTAAGCCGATTGTCAACCCATTTTCCCCTCCCAAAGACTACAGTAAACCACAGTTTGCGACAGATGAAGAGCTAAAAAAGAAATTTAAGTGGTTAATTTGATATAGTTTAACATTGCGAGCGTTATAATTAATTTATAGTAGCACAAGCTCGATGCAAATTTGAGAGCAGGATATGTCTGATAAAAACCCAGGACTCTTTAAACAGTTAACTCGACTCTTTAGAAGCGGTCCGGTAGTAAAGCACAAGATAAAAACGCGACAGGCTGTAAATGCCTCGTCTGCTCTTGATCTATTTAAGAAGTCGCAGAGCGCAATTTATAGTAATGCGCTAAATGCCTATGGTCAGTACGATCGGATGGCACGATACGCAGACTTCTCTGAGATGGAGTACACACCTGAGATTGCCAGCGCCCTTGATATCTACTCACATGAGATCGCATCCCAGGATGACAAGGGTCGTGTCCTGCATATCCTGTCAGACAATTCAAAGATCCAGGATATTCTAGAGGAGCTGTTTTATGACACGCTCAATATCGATTTTAATATTACGTCCTGGGCTAGGAACCTCTGCAAGTACGGAGACTTCTTCCTGTTTAATGATGTTTCACCAGACTACGGCGTTGTCAATGCATTTCCAATACCAGTTAATGAGATAGAGCGTGAGGAGGGTTTCGATCCAGAGGATCCACTGGCGACCAGGTTCAGGTGGGTCACGCAGGGAAACCAGCCCCTAGAGAACTGGCAGATTTCACACTTCCGAATTTTGGGTAATGACGCTTTTCTACCATACGGCTCATCTATACTGGAGGCCGCCCGTAGAATATGGCGCCAGCTGATTCTTATTGAGGACGCTATGCTTGTCTATCGTGTCGTCAGGTCACCTGAGCGTCGTGTCTTTTATATAGACGTGGGAAATGTCAGCCCTGAGGATATTCCACTTTATATGGAGCAGGCTAAGGCTGCTTTGCGAAGCAACCAAGTTATGGACAAGTCAACCGGCCGTGTTGATCTACGATACAACCCCCTCAGCGTTGACGAGGACTACTTCCTACCAGTTCGTGGAGAGTCATCTGGAACTAAGATTGACACACTTGCAGGTGGCACCAATGTCACGGCCATCGAGGACGTCGAGTACATTCAAAAGAAACTGTTCGCCGCGCTGAAGGTTCCACGCGCTTATCTTGGCTATGATGAGATGCTATCATCTAAGGCAACCCTGGCACAGGAGGATATTAGGTTTTCTAGGACTATTAATGCTATTCAGCGTGTAATAATATCCGAGCTGAACAAGCTTGCAATTGTCCACCTATTCTCTCATGGCTATTCAGGAGAGGATTTGCTTAATTTCGATATCCAGTTATCGAATCCATCGACGATAGCCCAGCAGCAGAAACTAGAGCTTTATAGGACTAAGTTTGAAATTGCCGGTGGCGCGCCTGAAGGCATGCTATCTAGGGATTATATCAGGCGTAATATTCTTGGACTGACAAAGAAAGAGATATACAATATTGAAACTGAGAAAGAGGCTGATAAGGTTAGGGATCTTGAGGTTGAGTCTGTATCACTTCCGACCGAGGACACAGGCGATGATTTCGCCGACGACGCCCCGGCCGATGAGGAGCCTGTAGCTGATGAGCCTGCCGCTGAGGAGGAACCTGAAGGCCTCTTTGCCGGTCAGCTTAAGATGGGTGAACTCCTTGAAGATGATGATGACGAGAAGCCAGCAAAGCCAATCGATCCAGTGGCACGTGTCCGTAAAAATGCAAAAAAGAGGCATGGTAGAAACAAGCGTGCGGCGACACACATGCCAGATTTTGCATCCGCTCTCTCGGCGAGAGATCCGTCGCTATCTGATCCATACGGCCGCATTAGAGATGATAGCACCAACCCCCTCAGGTCAATAAACTTTAATGAGTCTGAAAGGCCCGACAACTTATTGAGCGCATTTTATGATTCTAAGATTAAAGATCACACCCGCATGTCACAAGAGATGCAGTCTACATTAAAAACCCTTGAGAAGTCAATAGGTATAAAAAAGCAAAGTCAGCCGTCTGTGCTAACTGAGGAAACAGATAACCAAAAGGATGATGATAATGAGTAAGTCACACAATAAAAAAAGAAATGTGGGACTGGTCTATGAGTTTCTGGTAAGATATATCTCTCGTGCCCTAGTGGAGAATCGCGAGGGCGATGCCCAAAAGGCTATTAGGATATTAAATCGGAGGTTCAAAGCCGGCACACAGATATACAGGGAATTTCGCCTGTTTAATTCTCTGCTGACGACCCGGGTTTCATCCGGAAATGTTGTAAGCTCAATAATTTCTGAGGCCAGGTCCGCTACCCGTCGCCTGAACTTAAAAGAGCTTAGCTCTGAAAAGTCGAAGCTGATTAGAGAGATAAACTACTCGCTACAGGATCCCACATTCTTTAACCAGCAGGTAGATGACTATAAGGCATACGCCACGATTCAGATTCTATTAAATGAATGGAGAGGCAGTGACATTGACATTGCACAGATGGCGGAGCTAGAGGATAACTTATCCGTATGGATTATGTCTGAAAGGGCTGACACTGTAGAGCTTGAGGATCAAAAGAATCTAGATATTAATGATACCATCGTTTCTATAATGACTGAAAAAATCTCGCAGAAATACCAAGGTGTCCTAAATGAGAGGCAGCAGGAATTAATTAAGCGGTACATAGTTGCCATCGAGGGTGACAGCAGCGCCACTTTGGACCTTATGGAACAGATCAGAAAAGACACCAAGACTGCGATCAGCGAGTATATCAGTCTTAATAGTGATAGTGCTATAAATGACAAGCTTAGCAGGGCAACAGCGATGCTGGAGTCTAATAGCGTGCATGAGATCAATGATACAAATGTTGGTCATCATCTTAGCTTTATAAAACTTATCGAGGAAATTAGGTCATGAAACTTTTAACAGAGTACAATATATTTGAGTACACACCCGAGATGATTAAGGAATCGATCGAGGAGAATGACGGAAAGGTGGTGATGAGGGGTGTGCTGCAGAAGGCCAACACTCTCAATCAAAATGGACGAGTGTATCCACTACCTATACTCCAGCGGGAGATTATGAACTATCAGAAATTTATTCGCGAGGGTCGTTCACTAGGTGAACTTGACCATCCAGATTCATCTGTGGTGGAACTAAAGAACGTCTCCCACATCGTTCGCGATGCCACAATGGACGGTGATGCAGTCGTGGGTACGGTTGAAATACTTAACACGCCATCTGGCAAGATACTTCAGAGTTTAATCGAGTCTGGTGTCACATTAGGCATCTCTTCTCGAGGTGTTGGAACCACAAAGCGACAGGGAGACACGCAGGTTGTCCAGGATGACTTTCAGCTTATATGCTGGGATTTCGTCTCTGAGCCGTCTACTCCCGGCGCTTTTATGATGTCAGAGGGCAGAGAGCTGTCTGACGAAGAGATAAAAAATATTTTCACAAAGACGGATAGGATTGATAGAATTCTAAACGAGATGCTGGGAGATGAGTAGAGATGCCATATTATAACGCAACTGGGAGTATGCAATATCCTTCCCCAGGCCCATCGGATGTTCCATCATATCAACTTTCGGCGATTCCATGGCTTACATCATCTGTAGCGCCTAATGGATCTGCGATGAAGATTTCGTTTCCAACTACTGCTCGATGGGTCGAGGTAATGAATACCGGAGCACAGGATATCCGAATAGGATTTAGTAGCAATGGTATTGGCGGTCTTACACCTGAGGCACATTATTTTACGTTACCTGCATCAGCTAATACACAAACTTCAAGATGGGAACTAAGGTGCTCAGAGATTTATCTCTATGGTGGTGGTGCCAGCGCAACATTTTCGTTGGCAGCAGGATTGTCACCTGTCCCAAGTCGTTATTTCGCTGATATGACAGGTTCGCTTGGTGGCGTGTACGGTGGTATAGGCTGATGAAACGCAGTGAGCTAAAGGCACTCATAAAGGAGTGTGTAGTCGAGGTACTTCATGAAGGCCTAGGCGGTGATATGACATCGACACTGCGAGAATCGGCAGCGCCGAGGACAAGTCAAAAGCGCCGTGGTAAATTACCTCGAAAAAGTACGACAAGGCGAAAACCCCAGCCGGTGATCGAGGTCGACACTGGCATTTCTGCCGACCCAATAATGCAGTCCATTTTTAATGATACCGCTGCAACAACGCTGCAGGAACAGGTTGCGTCAGATCGCCGAGGACCTTCACCGGTGGTCGAGGGCTCCGATAGGGCGGCACAGTTTATGGCGGAGCACGATCCGGATGAAGTCTTTGAGGGTGCTTCCAATTGGGCTGCTTTGGCATTCGACATTTAGGGAACTTTTTTGTCAAGCTAATATTTATAAGCAGTGAAGTATTTGATGCTTTAACTGAAGGAGTCAAAAATGGCAGGTTTTAACCAGACAATAGTAACACCGGCATCTACAAATAGGGGTATGGGCGAGTCAAGCACATCCACACTAAATGAGATGTTTCCGGCATCACCAATATACTCTGGTGAAATCACTGATACAGAGGTTGACAGCTCTAATGGGGGCACGTATGTCGAGCTCTTACAGGAGGGTGAAGTGAACGGCTCTGGAGGTTATTACGGCTTTGCTGATGGTAATTTTGACAGGGACTTTGTGGATGCACCAAATATTCCAGCTGACGTGCCAACAGGAGCTGCCGGCCTACCAGGAACTGCGTATGTTCCAAATCCTGTTATGCCAGGACCAGGTGATGTTAATCCGTTAAATCAGCCTGCACCTCCTAGTGATCCAAGCTGGCCAGCCGGACCCTCTGATTCATTCCCGGGAGCTGGAGGTGGACATGACTTAAGTCCGTCGGCAGCCTCTGCAAATATTGCAAGGATAACAATGGGATCTTACGGGCTTGGAACTTCAGGAGCGTAATAGGATGCGCTCGCTGTGGGAGGTAATAGACCTAGGTCTAGATGAAAAATCCCAGCGAGGCCTTCGGTATGGTCGATTCGATGCCCGTACCGGCCATGGTTACGGCGCCGTACCCGGCGGTAAGTTTTCTGCCAAAGGTGGCCCGACACCAGTAAATACAGCCAATCAGGCTAATATATCTTATCCATACCAGGATCCAGACATCTTTGATGATAGCGAGGATGATGTAGATTTCGAGGACTCTACAGATTTTAAGAAGGCGCTCTTTACAAAGGTCGGCGTACCTGCCATGTCCAATGATCCGTCGCCCGTATTTGATAAGCGAGCATTTGTCAGTAACGACCTCTGGTCAGTTTCTGAGGGTCCAGGTCGGTCTGCGCCGTATCCGCCGCAGACAGGCATGGCTGATGCATCATCGCAGATGCGGCTTTACAAGAATAGAGGTCCTACAGTTGGCGGCACTAGCCCGCGTATGGGTCGACAGTCAAAAGGTCCTCACACATATGGTTCAAAAGCAGGTTGGTCTAGCACACCTCCGGTGAGATTTGATCTCGATGATTTTATTGTTTATAGGTTGCAGGATATGCCTAGTAACGATCAACGTGCCGTCATGAGGGCGGCAAAGAGGCCCATGGCCGTGGAAAAATAGCGGAGAAATAGCATATTTTTTCTTTGAATATCTTGAATTTATAATTAATGAAACATAGTTATTGATTGATGCGAATCATCACGGAGGTTTTTGCTTATGTCGTCCTCAGTTTATGAAGAGGCCCTTGCAGATGTTAAGAAACTGAAAGAAGTTGCTGAACAGAACGCAAAGAATGCTATTATAGATGCTGTCACGCCCAAAATTAGGGAAATGATTGAAAAGCAGCTCGTTGGAGATACCGTTGAGGAATCAGGCCAGGACGATATTTTGGCAGACCTTGCCGAGAGCCTTCTGGATACGGATGCTGATGACATTACGTTGACATCGGAATCACTTAAGGCACTTTCTGGTCTCGTAAATAACACGACCGAAGGTTTTAGTTCTAAGGATGCTGAACTTACATCGCTACTTGTTCAGGAACGACTCCTTGTCGTTATGGACGATGTTGCCTCTGACGGTCCCGATATTAATGAGTTAGCCGAGATGAAGCAGGAAATTTTTAAGACGTATCAGTGCCTCGTTGAAAACAAAAGTGTTATCAATGACGACGATTTTAATAGAATACAAAAGAGACTAGCATCACTTGACTACTTTTTGACTGAGGCTATTGGAGAAAATGAAATGAACGAGAGAAACCTTCGCAATATACTTGATGAGGAGACACTTCGTCTCGTCCTAGACCTTGGAGACGATGTTGAGCTTGATGCTGACGCCGTTGACGTTTCCGTCGAACCTGCCGAGGAGGTCGAGGAGACAGAGGAGTCCGAGGAGCTTGAGACATCCGATGGTGAAGAGGAGGCATTTGAAGCCGAAGCTGAGGATGTCACTGCCGGAGAAGGTCCGGATCCAGTTGCCGACACCGCCGGCGACGCAATCGCCGAGTCCGACAACGACGAGATGCTGGAGATCAACGAGGAACAACTTGCCAGTATGATCCGCTCCATCCTTAATGAGGATGACGATGCGGGTGACGCGGACGAGCAGGACGATATGGACGAGCTTGACTCGGACAGCACTGACGAGGACTCATACGTCGCAGACGAAGACAGTGAGCCAGTCGTGATGGAGTCAGAAGAGCTCACTGACGATACGGTCGTTGAGATTTCGGAGACGATGCTGCGTGACGAGCTCATGAGGATGCGTCAGCTTCGGGAGTCGACAGACGAGACAGTCACGACTGATGAGCCCATCGAAATTACAGAATCAAACACAGAAGATGACCTCACTGACGAGGTCACACAACTTAAAACACAGCTGCAGGAGTATGAGAAGGCTGTTTCTTCACTCCGCAGTCAGTTGGACGAATCAAATCTGTTCAACGCTAAGCTTCTCTACGCTAATAAGCTTCTACAGAATCGCGACCTGAATGATAGGCAGCGAGTCAATATTGTCGAGTCCCTCGACAATGCAAAGAGCTTGAGAGAGGTGCGGCTCCTTTATAAGAGCCTCGTAGACTCAACTAACACAAAGAGTAATCTTACAGAGTCTAAGAGGCGTCGGGCCGCGGGATCAGCCTCGCGACCAACTCGCACCGGATCCGTCTCAAAGGAATCTTACCCTGAGACCGATCGGTGGGCCTTACTTGCAGGTTTAAACAAGTAATTTTCTTAGGAGAAAATAAATTATGAAAAAGTTTACGCTTGAACAGCTTACTGAGGGTATTCGTAATCGAAACCTCGGTGGTGAGAGCAAAAGGCTTGTCGAGAAGTGGAGTCGTACCGGCCTACTTCGTGGACTCGAGGGAACGGGCAAGGAAAACATGTCCCGTCTTCTTGAGAACCAGGCTGCTGAGCTACTTCGTGAGTTCAACTCAGTCTCGACAGGTGGAGCGGCTAACACCGCCTCCGGCGACCTTCGTGGTTTCACCAACATAGCGTTCCCAATCGTCCG